TCCAAGAACCCAACTTTGACATCTTCTTCGGCTGCCGCGAAAGTCCTGGGAGGACTGATTGGTGTTACAACACCGACAAAAGATGGACTAATGCCCAAAAATCAAGTGTGCAGAAATATTGCTAAAATCAATAATTTGCATTGTCGTTTAAAATGTAATATAAGTTCACCCGGTGAATGGGTTAATGGTTTTCTATATGTAGGTAGCACTAGTGGTTCTGTTTCTACAATAGCTGTTTCTGTGATGATATGGAACGAAACCAAAGTTTTTTGTAAGCTCATTAATGGAGTAAAAGGATATATATCATCGATTTCCTACATACAGGAAACAAACTCAATATCATTATTTGTTGAAATGGCTCAATATGCTAATATCTTATTTGCCCCGATGACCCAACTATACAGTTCCTCTTTAGAAACAGTGGAATCAATTCCAAGTGATGCTATTAATCTTGATTTTTGACATAAAAAAACGGGTGGCACCGGCTTGTACCGGACCACCCGTTTTAATCCATGTCAAAGATACGGTTCGCCAATTACTTCTAGAGCAAATTTAGTCTAGGAAGCCAAACTTAATTTTTTCCACTTACTATCACTCTTATCATACTTCACCCTAATAAATGTCGCTCCATTTACTGATATTAGTAAGTACATAACCCGTGATTCGTTTCCAACCGAAAATACGGATAAAATTCCATAGCCATTTATAGGATTGTTAATAGACTCAGGTGTTATTCCATATATTCCTGATACTACTAACGTTTCAACATCTCCTTTAAATGTAGGAATTCTACTCCTAAACCACGAATCATTTATCCCTATCAGTCCTCCCAGAAGTGGATTAATCAGGTGTAGGTGTAATTATTTCACCTGTAATATTGGAAAAATCAGAAAAGTCTATTGTTAAGAAATTCGGTCTTGTTCTTCTAACTAATGATACCTTATACGAGATGGAAGAATCATCCGACTTAGGTAACACATACAATTTACTATTTGCATATTTAAAATCGCACCAATGCGCCCCCATATATTTTATTTCTATGTTTTTAGATCCAGTAGGTATTGACATCACTCTATAAAATGCAGTATTAGCTCCCGAATAGACATATATTTCTATCAACGAAGAAGAAGTATATAAACCATTAGAATCAGCTTTATAGTCAATAATCAGACCTTTTCCTCTTTCTATATCAGTTACTACAAATATTTTACTCATTAATCCATTCTTATTAGCCGTAGCTGTACCAATCAGTTCTCCCAGAAGCATTTTTTGTGGTTTATTTTGTAAATACAGAAGATTCTTTTAACTTTAAAAACAAAAAGTTGAATATGTTAGAGAAGATCAGATACCGTTTGGTTTATAACCGACAAAACAAGTTAAATCGACAAGGGACAGCCCTAGTCCAAATAGAAGCCTATTTGAATCAGAGAAAGGTATATTTTAAAACCAATGTTTATCTAAAGCCGGAGTGTTGGAGTAAGGATGGCGCTCAAGTAATTAACCATCCGCAATCGAATGAGCTTAACGCAATGCTATACGAGAAGATACTGGAGTTGCAGGCTATAGAACTTAGCTACTGGAAAAGAGGGCTTGAATCAAACCTTTCCACGTTAAAGGAGGCTGTAAAAAAGGGAATTAAACCAGTTGTGTCGTTTTTAAAATTTGCAATACAAGCGATAGAGAATTCTGATAGAAAACCGGGAACCAAGGATAATATGCTGGGTACGGTAGCCACTTTGAAGGAATTTCGGAACGTGATAGAGTTTACCGATATAAACTATACGTTTCTAAAGGAGTTTGACGCATTTCTGCGCAACAAAGGATTGAAGGTAAACACGGTAGGAAAACACATGAGAATACTGCGTACCTTGGTTAACGAAGCAATAAACGAAGGTTATATATTACAGGAGGCATACCCTTTCCGTAAGTTCAAGATCAAGAAAGAGAAGAAGGAACATAACTTCCTGATGCCCGCAGACTTGGAGAAGCTGGAGAATCTTGAACTGCCGGACAGGAAGAACAACAGCCGGCACATACTGGACGCATTTCTCTTCTGCTGCTATTGCGGGCTGAGATTTTCCGATTTTAAACAACTTACCTATAAAAATCTCGTAACAGTTGACGGAAAGGAATGGCTAGTTATGAATAGCATCAAAACAGGCGTAAAACTCAATATTCCGCTATATCTGCTGTTTAACGGAAAGGCACTGGGCATAATGCAGGAGTACGACAGTATCGAACAACTGGCTGCATTAGGCTGCAATTCGGACACCAACAGGACATTGCAGAAATTGGGAAGAATGGCGCATATCGGCAAGAAGTTTACCTACCATACCAGCAGACACACTTGTGCCACTCTCTTGGTTCACCAAGGCGTTCCGATAACCACCGTCCAAAAACTCTTGGGGCATACATCGGTCAAGACAACAGAGATATATTCCGAGGTGTTCGATGAAACGATCATCAAGGATTTGACAAGGGCTAACCAGAAGTATTATAATCGTAGAAATGTAAAACAAAATCAAATAAAATCTCAAAAATCCCCGGAAAAATACCTCAGGCAGTAGAAATCTATAGGAGCTATCTGTTTTATACTTGTTTTTCCGACTTCAATATATTCATATTTTATTTGTAAATAAAAATGTAAATAATTTACCCTTATTTTTCTATGAATATTCCTTATGTTCTATATTTTTCCCTTATTGTTCTAGAAGTAAAAAATATTGCATTAATGGCAATTTTTTAAGAAGATTGGTTTTTGTTTCAAAATTGGCTCCTTATAACTAATTAATATAATTTTCTTTTTGTATGTCGTTTTAGAATTGATATCTTTGCTATTATCTTCAAAGTCTGAGCAAACGATATATAGGATATTGGACAGCAATGATGTGCCAAGACGTCCCAAGGTTAGAGGTGTAAGAAAAATATTTGTCACGATAGAGGAGGATGTAGCTGCTATCTTAGATAAGGAGCAATCGGTATCATTATATGTCAATGAGGCTATAAGATTCTATCACAGTAACCGGCATTAATTGCCGGTTATTTTTTTATTAAAACTATATTTAAAATCACGTTTTGAATCGTGTTGTTTAGATAAATTAAAGTCATATCATTTCGCAATACCCTAAAAATACCCATGAGAAAAAAAATCTTAAAAATATACCAATACTTTTTGTATAACACCCGATATTTTTTTATTAAAGCTTTGATATATCTTAAAAATATACCAATTATATATTATATTTTTTCGACACATAATAAGCCAAGGAGGCGACAGAATAAATTGCAGCGCAATCATCTGAACCATTATAATCCAATATCCCATCCATAAACTCATTGTATTGCGGGATCTCATCATAGTCTGCACGAAACATCACATTATTTTTGATAAAATCCAGAAAAGCAGATACCCTAGCATCTGTTCCCATATTTTTATGCATAATTCTGACATCATATCTATCCCTTAAGCCCCGTGCTATGGGGAAATAATTTTTCTCACTTTCAAACAACACTTCCACAGGAGATATGCCCTCTAAAAATGACAGGAGAACAGTCTCATCAAATGATCCTGTATATGTCACATTATCTATATATATTCCCTCATTTACATAGCACGAAACGATAATGAACTTTCCGGCATATTCGGGAAGAACATATACAAGTCTTGTCCCCTGAATATTTTTAGACATATCAAAATATCTCATATCTTTATTTTCCTGTTTAATTTTACTTCGTTTCCTTTTCAAAGAGAAACGAGTATATTCATCCTTGAATACCCATACAGTAATATATCGCAGACAATCCACCAAGTGACCGTATCTCTCATAAGACTGTCCTGTAATCTTATCCTTTACTCTTTTTTTCAGCACCCCTCCATTAACGTCCTTCTTGGCATTGTTATAATCGACTATCGAGTTTTTACATCCATCATCTACCGAAAATGACATACCCGAGCCTCCATCGAGCATGTAGTTTACAAATTCACCTGACATCGGTACGGACGGGTTAGAAGCCGGTATCCTCTCCTCAACATGGTAATCGCTTTCCAGCCCTTCCACGAACTTATCAAGAAACGATCTCTTCTCTTCGTCTATAGTGTTCCCGTTTTTTGTCGAAGCATCTCCGTACAGATACAGCATATCATTATACCTTATTGATTTCAGGTAATCTACCGCCATTTTTGAAGCCTGTGTTACCGTGTTGAACGGATCACTGGCGCATATCTCGTTAAACTGCCTTATACTACTTCCATCCACCTGGAAAAATGATATTGAAATATAAGGGAGCACATTGTTATCAATTGATATATGAACCGGCATCCCTTTAATGTAGTGTGTCGTTTTTATGTGTTTGTTTGAATCAAATGCATACAGGAACTCTCCTCCTGTCTTAATGCTTCCCCATTCTCCCAATGCGTATACCCTGTAGTAATTATAATCATGATCCTTGTACCATTGGTAATTAGATATCGTCTGTCTGTCATAGTATCCATACTTCCCGTCCGGAGAACCTACTACCCAGAAGTTGTTCTTATACGAAGAATGCAGCTCTACCGTATCCGATGGATATCTTTCCATTTTTCCCGTACGCTCATTAGCTATCATTCTAGATTTATTATATCTCTTTCCTAATATCCGGCTATAATCCTTAGGTAATAAACTCCTTTTTATCGGATATCTTACTTTCCCGTACAAATCATTCGGATGCTCATCCCACTCGTATGTATCAAGGATCTTGGTTTTTATCCACGAGTCCTCTGATACTGGATTAAAGTTGCATATAATCTGTAGGCCCTCCTTTCCTCGTAGGCGGAAACGTATTTGTGTGAAATCCTCATATTCAAACTCAGTGGCCTCTTCCATCACTATCCAGCGATATCCTGTGATAGACTTTATCTTCTCGGGATCGTCCAATCCTGTAAAATCGATTTTGCAACCATTTATACAGGTTATATTATTTTCCTTTGGAGCGAAAAACTGACTCAATTGAAGAGCTTTCATTTGGGTCTTAAACTCTTCATATACCGTATTCTTAAGACTGGCTCCAACTTTTCTCACAACGAGAGCCGAACCCTCTCCGGAGAATACAGACAACAACACGGATTGTGTCGTAGATACAGATTTCCCTGATGAGGAACCACCTCTGTTTATAATATACCGGATATCCTTGTCATGCATCGCCTCACGGATATGCCAAAACAGGGGATTAAACAATTTATACGAGAACACCATCTCTATCATTGCTCGTCCCCAATTATCATGCGCACATTGGTACTGACATCACTTTTTACTGGAGCATCCCATCCAAGCATCTTGCTTATCTGTGTAATGGCGGCTATTTTGCTATATAGCCGTATCTCTACTCCATATTGAGTATTCTTAATCGATTGGATGCAACATCGGACTGGTTTTGGTATATCATCAAGAGAACGGACAATAAACGTATCTTTACTTTTTAATTGAAGATCTATAGGGTCTACATTTACCACATTTGTAAGAAAACGCAATGCATCTTCCTTCTTCATGTCAGACTTTTTTAAGATATCAGCCTGCAATTCATTTACACGGGATGCGACAGATGGATTTCTCAGCAATTCAAATGCACGCTTACTAACGACCCCATCCTTCCATCCAATACTATTAGGGTAAGCTTTCCGATATGCATCTGTAGCATTACCTGTTTCTATATAATAATGACAGAAATTTTCTCTATTTGCTACGAGTTTTTTCCCCATAAAAGTCTTTTCGTCCGAAGAACGTACCGTGCTCCTTTACACGGAAACATTATAATTCAAAGTTACAAAAAATCTGAATAAAAACAAAACTTGTCATTTAATTCATTTTCTTAAAAGTTCTTTATCATGTAAACCGTGATCACAAGCTGTCTTATAAGCTCGATCCCGTAGTTCGTTCAAATTAATATTATTCATTGTCTATTTTTTTATAATCCTTACATCCATTACGATAAAAACCACCATCATATAAATCACTGTAACCATGGTTCACTTTAAACCGAAGAGGATGGTTTAGCGCACAAAGATCACTATAGTGCTGTTTAGCTGATTCTTCAATTACTTTCTCCATCTCATCATCATCTAATACCCTTTCGTCCGGTTTAAAATTCTTGCATGTATCACAGTAACGGATAGGTTTACGTTCTCCTTTTTTCCCTGAAGGCTTTTTAAACCCTTTTAGCCAACAGCTTTCGTCTTTGATAGGGCAACATCTACAGTAATCATCAATATCGTAAAATTGACAGTAACCGTCACAGAACCATTCTCGAAACTCTGTAAGCATTTTCTCTTTTATAAGTTCTTCCTTCATTTCCTTATTCCTAATTTAATTTCTTCATCCTTGATTATTTTCCCAATCTTATCGGCTTCCTCATATCGTTCCTCCCTTATCAACTTTCTTTGCAGCTCCGAGAGCTGGTTAAGGAAAACAATATCGTTACGATCTGACACACGACGGACATATCTTTCTATATCATCCAGCTTATTCTCCATGCGTATATGCCACTTGCTTACCAAAATTAAAGTAAATGCTAGAGCACAAACATTTAATGAGGCAAGGATGAATTTAAATATTGATTCTGCTATTTCCATAATCATATAAGTTTTAATGCTTCCTGTAAACCTGCTTCAAGTGCGTCTTCGTAGGTGACATATACTTTATATCCATTCCCTTTGTTTATTTCGTTCTCCATCCAGTCGCTTTCTTCTGTTGGAACATTGAAATCACAAAAAGAAAGCGTCCATCTTTTTCCAATAACAGGTTCTACATATACATACACACCTCTTATTTCACGAAGCCACTTTTGTGCAACGGACTGAGTGGGACGACTATAACACAATTTTGGCAAATTCTTATTTGTTCGGAACACAGATTGCATTATCCGATTATTGTCCTCTTTAATAATATCTTTGCAATACTCATTAAACCCTTTCTCTTTCAGCAACTTCGCTGTTTCTAATGTCACAAATTCTTCGGTCATAACTATTTCTTTTTTAATTCATTCAACACTTTCTTTACTAATTCATAACGTGGTAATTGCCAATCCTTCGCAATATCATCTATTTTATCGTCATAATGATTGTCGTAAACATACTGATTTAGGCTGTCAACAAACCCATCACCATCAAGTCCTTCGTCACAATCATCATACATATCAAGTTCATAGGCTAACTCGGAACATTCACAGTGGGATACCCAGTCATAAATACAACCGTCATAAACATTGGTCTGTCTGTTGTATTTTTCTCCAACGGAAATTACTCCACCGCAAAAATTGCACCTGTGCTCTTTACGAGCGACAGGAGTTTTATATCTTAATACTTTCATAGTTATTCTTTCTATTATTTTCACACTCTTCACAATGCAACTTATAAGCATGAGCAAACATTCCTAGAGTAACAGGTTCAAAGTGAAAATCTGCCTGTTTATCTTCAATGACAACTGAAACATATAATTGTCCATCACAAAAATCAATATATGCCATAGCATCGTCATTCCCTTTAATGGAAAGTGTTTGTGTCTGTACGCTATTCATTATTCACCTCCTTTAATCTTTTAATTAGTGCATCAGCGCAATTAACCGCATATTTAGCGATTGCATCAGAATTACCCCCACGGTCATCTGCTATAACAGCCTTAATAATATCTTTCGCTAGTTCATATCGCCTCTGTTCCCAGTCGATAGCTGAAAAATCAAGTTCGCATTCTCTGTAAACCATGTTATCACACACATATAAATAATCTCCGCTATGTGGAGAGTTGATGTTTAATTGGGGAGTTACATCTACCAAAACTCCTGTTGATTTTATTCTTGCTTTCATTGTTCCTCCTTTGTTTTAAAGTGTTCAATCAGTTCATTTACGGTAGCCTTGTGAATGACGTCCAAATTCACGTCAACATCATTGTAAACCCAATAAGTAGAGAACTTGATTTCAGGACACAGAATCCATTTATCCCCATCGATAAACCATTGGTACTTGTCCGTATCATCCCTCAATGCAGCAATGGCCAGGAATAGTTCTTCATTCGTTCCGCAATCAATAAGACCATCTATTTCTTTAAGACCATTTGTATCATAATCGTCCAATGAATAAACCGAATTAATTCCATATACACAAGTAAATAGATTATTATAACCTAAATATGGATTACAATAATAGCCAAGTTCTTTTAATCTATTTCTAATATTAGTAGTGTTTTTACATATAAAGCACTGTGTTGTAAATCCCATAATTATTCGTTTTTTAATAATCCTGATTTCTTCAATTTCTTTCTAAAATTCTTTTCATTTAAGGCTTGTTCATAGTAGCAATTAGGTTCTATGACCGTTTCAGCCCTAGTTATAGGAAGCCCATTCATACCAATAGAAACATTATGTATAATAGAAGCTCTCTTTATATCCCCTGTCTTAACGTTAAAAGAGAATAATATATGCCCTGGATTCCTCTTAACTTTTTTAATCAATTTATATTCTGTTTGTTGTTTTTGTAGATACTCTATCTGTTCTTTAGAAAGATCATCTTTTGTTACAATAGGTACTATATCCATTTACTTTTCCTCCTTTCCAACTTTAACATATCCGTTTTCAATGCACCAGCACAACATATCATAGGCTGCATCAATAGGCTCTTTACTTTCTGTGATATTTCCGATAGACCTAGTATAAGATTCCACATACAAGCATGTATAGCTATCTGCAAATTTTTTGATGGTCAGCACTTCATTGCCGATGAAACAAGGTAACTTGTCGAGAATATCCGGCAAGGTGTAGATATGGTATAATCCAAGTTCTTGTAAATGTTTCATTTGCTCGAATGACAATACCTGTTTCATTTCTTTTCCTCCTTCATTTTAATCTCTGTTACTTTTCCACGACACTTAAATTCGGTATTTATCACTTCTGATTCCGAAGCTAAATTAATCCAACATAGACACGCGATTCCAAATTCATCTTGACATAAATCACGTAACGAACATTTTGAACAATCTTTATGTTTCGTTTCCTTCAATTCATGTAGCACCCCATCTATTATTATTCCGTTCTTTATTTCCATAATCAATCTCCTTTTTCTTTAATCCGTTCCAGTACATCCCTGTTGGATTTGAGTATCTCGTCAAAAGAGGGGATGGGAAACCATGCCAGCACGATACTGTTTCCGTGAATCCATCTTTCCTTTGTATCTAAATTGCTGCTTCTACGAAACTTTTCTTCTCGAATACATGGTGTGCCATAACACATCACCAAAACAAAAACTTTTTGCCCCTCTTCCGGCAACCGTTCATTAACACTAATCCACGGTGATTGCTTGGATTGCCATTCGGCACCTTGAACGAAATTAATCTCTCCAAACTTTGCCAAATCTTTACCAAACAAAGTTCTATCAACTGTCCTATGATTAAACAGGATATTTTTCCTTGCCGCTTCTTCTACTGTATGTTTCATATATTCCTTTATCATAATTCGTCAAACTCTTTTTGTAATTCTTTTATCTTACTATCCAAAGCATACAGATATAACTGAAAGAAATTCTTACCAAAAATTTCTTCCTTTAATGGTACATCATTGTGCATCCTGTTGTATGTAAATATCAATCCACCACCATATTTTATGTTAGAATTTTCAAGTGCCATCTTATGATCTTTGTATTCCTCTATTTTATTGTTGAGTTCTATTGCTTTGTTGAATTTATCTTTATCCATATTTCTCCTTTCCATCTATCCTAGCAGCATATACATTGCTACTAGGAATAGGTAATAAATTGTTGTTTTACTCATTACTATATTGATTTACACTAATTCAATTATATCCTTCTTTAAATTAACAAATAAAGGTATTGCAGACATGCCCCCATTGTAATCCAACTGTCTTAAAGATGGGACAACCTCTCCGTTATCATCAATTTCATAATCTGCGATATAGGCTAACTTCTTTGCTTCGGGAACCAATATCCTTTCATTGTTCCTTTCATGAGCCATGACCGTTATACAGACCTTGCTTCCAACAGGAAATCCTTGGTTGGATTCAATGTATTCCTTTTCCAACTGAATTTTCTGATTCTTCAATTCCCTTATTTTTGAATCAATATCATTTTTCTTTGTCTGAAATTCTTCTTTGTTCATTTTTATATTATTTTGAATTATTTTTTTTTATAACTACCGCCATTGTACTAACAGAAGTGCCACTCTCTTTAAACTCGCCTGCGCTGATTTCAAACACTTCTCCATGTACTTCTTTCAGCCAGTTGCGGA